CCAGCAAGGGGCAGGCCCTGATCCTCCAGTGCGTCCCCGACCAGTCCGGGGCGCTGGTGGCCACGACGGTCACCGAGGTCGCTCCGATCGGGACGGCCGCCGACCATCAGGTCGGCGACTTCGCCGCCCACGAGAACCTGATCCTGTTCAGCTGGAAAACGATGGACACGCAGGCCGGCGTCGGGACGGTCAGCTTGACGACGGGCGGCTGGGCGAAGTGGTACAAGGCCGGCGCTGACGGCGACGTCGCCAGCGTCGACGTGTGGCAGGGCCTGCCGGTCATGGCTGTCCGAGGGTCCGGGGTGTGGAGGACTCACGGCACGAACTACGTCACGGCCGGCGAGCTGAAGACGTCGTTCTTCGATGGGGCGTCGGGCCTGTTCAAGGTGTGGGACGACGTGACGATGACGATGGATCCGTTGGGGTCCGGCGAGTCGATCTCGGTGGCCGTCACGACGGACTCGGGGGCCACCTACTCGGCCCTGACGGGCGGCACGGTGTCCGAGCAGATGAAGACACACACGGTGTCGGTCGGCAAGCAGTCCAAGGAGCTGGGTCTCAAGCTGACGTTCGCCGGGTCCGGCACGGGGGACTGTGCGCTGACGTTCCTGTCGGCCCGCTACCACCCGCTGGGCCTGTCCGACACGATCGTGCAGGTCCCGATCGACTGCGGCGACCAGCTGAAGGGCATGAACGGTGCCCCGCTGGCGGAGAACGGGGAGGGCGCCGGGGTGCTCCGAGCCCGGGCGTTGCAGAACCTCGTGCAGACCCGGGTCCGCTATCAGGACATCGACTGGCATGTCACGGGCGCCACCGAGGTGTTCGAGGTCGAGTCCTGCGACGTGTCTGCGGTGACGTTGTACGACCCGTCGAGGTCTGGTTCGGCGGTACGGATGGTGGCCAAGGTCACCCTGAGGAAGGTCGGTTCGTAAGTGGACATCGGCGGGGCGGGCGAGCTGGGAGTCCTCGGAGCGGCGGTCGTGTCGTCACTCCTCGGGTGGATTAGTGCGAGGAAGGCCGAACGGCATGTTCGGCCCAACGGGCGGGGAACCGTCATCGAGATCGTGGAACGGAATCAGGATTCCCTCCACGTTGTCCTCGAGAAGCTGATCGAGCTCGACAAGAGGGTCGACCGGCTGGAAGACGAGCTGAGGAAAGCGGCATGACCGTGAGCGTGAAGGCAAAGCAGATCGACTGGACCGGCGTCCTCGAGAGGATGGCGTCCACCGCCGTGCAGGTGGCGCTGGCCGCCGTCGTCGTCGGCGACGTGTCGTCCCTGAAGACGGCCGCCATGACCGGGCTGGCCGCCGGCTTGTCGGTGTTGAAGAACGCCGTCAAGGAGTGGCGGGCCCTCGTGGAGAAGGCGTGAAGGGCCGGCGCAAGACCAAGAAGCGCAGGAAGGTCCGCTACTAGTGAAGGACTGCCCGCACTGCAACCGCCGTGGGGACGGCGGGATCTGGTGCCCGCACTGCAAGAAGGCGTACGACCTCGAGGAGGCCCGGGAGATCCTCGGCTCGTTGAAGTGGAAGAACTTCACCGGCGCCGAGTCGACGTCCCCGAAGGTCGAAGAGTTCTGGAAGACCGGCGACCCGGCAGTGTTCGCCAAGGCCGGTGCCCCGGACCACCGAGGCTGATCCGGCACGGGCGTTCGCCGCTGTTCTCGCCGCATGGGAGCTGGCAGCGATCGGCACCCATTGGGTGCCGACCATCTCAGCGACGTGGTGGCGGTACCGGGAGCACCCGGTAGGGCGGTTCGTGCTGGCCGCCCTGTGGGGCTGGCTGACGTGGCACCTGTGGGTTCAGAAGTCGAGGCCGGCGGAACGCTGCACCCGGGCGGCGGAGTCGTGACGGGCCTCGAGGTACTTTTCGGTGACGGCTACGTTGCTGTGCCGGAGGGCCTTGGAAACGTCGTGGACCGAGACCTTCTTCTCGAGGAGGCCGGCGAAGGTACGCCGCATGTCGTGCGGGGAGAACGGGATCCCGGTCTGCTCGGCGTAGTGCCGGCACCGGCTCCTGACGGAGGACGGGCTGATGCCCGCCTCAGTCCACCGGCCTTCGATGATCCGGTGCTCGAGGCCCTTGGCGAGGTCGGAGTGGTTGGTCACCTTGATCAGGACAGCCTCATGGTCGGCCAGTGGCCGGCCGAGGGCGGCCGCCCCTTCTGACTTCCAGTCGATCAGCGCCAACCGGGTGTTCTCGGACAGGGCGAGGGTGGCGAGCTTGCGGCCCTTGCCGACGATGGTCAGGGTGCCGGCCTCGAGGTCGAGGTCGCCCCACGTCAAGCCGATGAGCTCGGCGCAGCGGAGCCCGGCGGTGAACCCGAGGCGGAGGAGCACGTCGTCTCGGCGGCCCTGAATCGAGTCGTGGTCGACGGCGTCGAGGATGGCGCCCACGTCGGCCTCGGTCAGCCAGTGGTGGGTGCGGACCGGCTGGTTGCCGGCCCGGACGGCCTTCTTGAGGTGGGCCGACGGGTCGGTGGGGATCAGCTGCTTCCAGTGGCACCAGCTGAAGAACGACATGAGCTTGGCCCGGCGGGACCGGATGGTGGCGTCGGCGGGCGGCTGGCCGGCCCGGGCCCCGACCTTGCAGGGCCGGGTCACGAAGCCGACGAGGTCGTCTTCGGTCCACGAGTCGAGGTCTCGCTGGCCGTCGAGGCGGCGGAGCATCTCGAAGCAGGTCTCCCGAGACTTGGGGGTGGTGAGGCCGTTGGTGGGGTCCTCGAGGTAGGCGTGCATCGCCTTTCTGGTCAACATGTCTGTCTCCTCTGGTGACTCTTACGAGGCCGGTGACCTCGGTGTTCGTGGGCTGTAGTCCACTTTACACAAGCGGACAGGGCTTGACTAGTACCAGATGGTCAGGTGAGCCCTGCTGATCACCATACCACGAGGGTGACATTCGCTGGTGTCAACCCGTGGTGTCTAGGAGGGTTGACTAGTCGTCGTCCTCGTCAAACAGGATGTCGTCCATGTCGAGGCCCTCGGGGGCGCCCGGGTACTCGTGGTACGCCTTGTCGAGAGCGGCGTGCCGCATCATCGGCAACGTCTTCCCGTTCACGACGCTGAACACGACCTGCGGCCCGCACATGCAGCCACCGCCGGGATCGCAGGCGTGGACGAACGGCTCGTCGGGGACCTGATGGATCGACGTCACCGACCCCTCCTCATCCACCGTCATAAACGTGTGGAACCCGAGGAGCTGCGGCATGCCCCGGTTGGCGAACGCCGTCACAGGATGGTGTACAGGTCGGTCCTCCGGCCGTCGTTGCGACATCGACCCCGGAACAGGGCGTCGACCTCGACAGACGTCAGGACGTCGTGGGACGGCTCGAGGAGGCCCTCCACGATCTTGCGGTGGTAGCCCGTGTCGTGCAGGAACCCGTCGAGGTGCATGGCGTTGAAGTGGTACGAGCACCAGCCGTCCCGGAAGCGGCGCTGGACGCACCGGCCCCACTCCGACAGGAACTCACAGGGCGTCTCTGAGTCTTTCACGGGCCCGTCTCCAGAGCTTGTGGACGTACGATCGGCTGATGCCGAGAAGCTCGGCGCATTCGACCTTCGTCATCCCACCCCAAACGAGACACTCCACCACGGACCGTTCAAGGTCCGGGAGCTCTTCGACCAGCTCGGCCACCCGGTCCCTCTCCGGGGACGGCAGCCCGTCCTCGTATGCCCGACGGGCTAGGTGGGCGGGGTCAACCGGGATCTCACGAGCCATCGAGGAATGCCCTGACGGATTCGACGAGGTCCTCCGGGGTGCCGTCATTAGTGATGACGGCGTCCCAGTGGGCCCAATCGTCGAGGGCACTCTCTGATAGGTGGTCGAGGCGGGGAGCTTCCGGGCGGTCGATGCGGATCAGGCGGCCACCGTTGCCTCGGATCGCTTCGGCCTCGTTCGGGAACCGCAGGTCGGTGATGGCGACGTTGAAGCCGGCCCGCACCTGCTCGAGGGCCTTGAACATCACGGCATCTCGCCAGACGCTGTGGTCGATGTAGGTGCGGGCCCCCATAGCCAGCTCCTGTAGGAGCCGGCGGACCTCGTGGTTCTCCTGCTTGACGGTCTCCCAGCTGCGACCGACGAGGAGCTGGGACAGGCGGGTGGCTCCGAAGGGGCCGTAGTGGATCAGCGGGTCAATCTTCTCGAGGACCCACCGGACCCGATCGGCGAACGACATGAGGACCCAGCCGTCGCCGAGGCCACGGGCGGCGGTGTCCTTGCCGACCTGTGCCCGGTGGCCGAAGGCCACCAGCAAGCCCCGGGTCATACCTGCGGGACCTCCCCGCCGAGGCACGGCGACTTCTTCCACTCCTGCTCGACGAGCATGGCGTGGGCCATCGTCGGGATGTCGGCCTCGTCGATGATCCGCCGGAACTTCGTGAGGTCGAGGATCCACTTGCCCTTCGTGGACCTGTCCACCCTGACACGCTCGACTCCGATGACCTCCCACACCGGGGCGAGGAACAGGCGAGGGTTGTCCGGGTCGGCGGCGTTGTCCCTCAGGAGGTAGAAGACCTCCGGGTACCAGCGGAGCGCCTTGCGGACCGTCAGCTCGTCGAGGATGAACAGGTTCTCCTCCGGGACCCCGTCGAGGAGATGCCACCGATCGGTGAGCGGCTGGTTCTTCTCCTTGATCTCGATGAAGTACCCGGGGACCCACACGTCGAGGTCGTCCTTGGCGTCGAACCGGGTGTGGTTCAAGACCCCGAGCCGGCCGGCGACGTACTCCTCGTAGGCCCGGGCATTGGCGAAGTCGTGCGCCCGCTGGGCGTCCGTCCGGGTGTACGGGCTCACCGGTTGACCTTGTCCCAACCTTGGCGCCAGTACCACGCCTCGAGGAGCTCCTGACCGAACGCCCAGTCGACGACCAGCAGGGTGCCGGCCGAGTCTGCGGCTCGACGGTCTCCGGCGGCGACCACCAGTGCCCATTGGTCGCCGCCGCCGGCCGCCCCCCGTAGGGCCCGCACCCACTTCGGGATCTCCCACCGCTTCCGATGCTTCGCCTCGACCGGGAACGGTGGACCGTGGAAGTCGTTCGACGGGTTCCCCGCCTTTGCCCGGTCCGTGTCCGGCCAGATCCGTTGAAGGCCTTCAAGCACCTCGTTCTCGAACTTGGTGCCCTTGGCCCGGGCTTGACTCACGTCCCCAGTGTAAAGCCCGGGGTCAACGACGATCCATGACAGGGAATGTCACCGGTCCGGCATGGGCATCCAATCGTCGGCGGTCTGGATCGCCTCGGCGACCCGCCCACCGGGCGGGGCGATGACGTCGACGGCGACGCCGACCTCCTCGAGGCTGCGGGTGATCCGTTCCGTAGCTGCGGTGCCGGCATCGTCGGCATCGAGAGCGAGGTGCACGAGCGGGTAGCGGGACATGTCCGTCGCCCACCACCCCTTCCACGCCGCCGCACCGGACGGCAGGGCAGCCACGTCCCACGGGGCGCCCGTCGAGTCGACGAACTTCTGCATGCACCACAGGTCGGACTCGCCCTCCACGAGGATGCACGCCCCGGTCCCGATCCGGTACGGCCTGACCCGGTACAGCTGGCCGATGAACCTCGAGTTCGGGTAGGCGTACTTGCCGCCGTCGGGGATGCTCCGAATCTTGATGCCCCGGATCACGCCGCCGTGGTCCCGGTGCGGGATCCACAGCTCGCCGCCGGTGACGACCTTGGCACCCATCGACTCGACGTCGTCGAGGATCAGGTACGGCCACTTGCCGGCGACCCAGCCGGCTGCGTCGGCCCGGACCGTCTCGCCGCCGGCCGGCTTGGCGTCGAACTCGTCGGTCAGGTCCACGACCCGGGGCTTGACCTCCTGCCGGCGTTCTCGCCGGAGCGGATCGGCCGGCGAGGACAGCCGGCGCAGGGCATCCCCGTAGGTGCAGCCCGTCACGGCCCGCACGAACTCGATCTGGTCGCCGCCCTTCCCGGTCGAGTAGTCGTACCAGTTGTGCCGGTAGATGTGCAGCGACGGGGTGCGTTCCCCCGGGTTGTCGATCGACGGGATCTTGTGCTCCCGGTTCGGGGGCTCCATGCCGAGCAGCTCGAGGACCCGCTCCATCGTGACGGACTCCTTGATCTGGTCCCGGAGCCGGTTGTCGTACTGGGCCCGCATCAGCACTCCGTCCGATCGGCAGTGGAATCGTCGTCCAGATCGGCCAGCACGTCGTCGAGGTCCTGCTCCGGGCCGTGCCACATCAGCGACAGCCGGCCCAGCGTCAGGTGCCAGCGCACCACCCGGAGCCCGATGCGGCTCACGTCTCGTGCAGCCGGACGCCGAACACGCAGTGGTCTGGCTCGCCCTCGTCGAACATCTGCTCGGCTTCCTCGTCGGTGAACAGGTCGAGGGGAACATGCACGAGGCACCGAACCTCCGAGCAGTACCCGTTCTCGATGCCTTTCTGGAGCCACTCGACGTACCCCGTCTTGTCGCCGATGCCGCCGGGGGTGCGGGTCGGGAACGGCACCACGACGTTGCTCATCGGGGCGTCCACTCGCCGGAGGCGAGGGCCCGGCCGGCAGCGCCGACCGTCTTGAAGTAGCCGGACTCCCGGCTCCACGGCAGGCCGTCCTTGTCGACGTACCCGAGGTAGTAGCCGGCCGCCGACACGCAGACCTGCAAGACGGCGCCCGGGTAGGGGAGCGGGGCTCCCCGGTGCACGGTTTCTCCTTGCATGACCATCAGCTCTGCTTCTCCTTCGGCCGCTTGTGGCCATCGGGCAACGGGACGGGCTTCAGGTCCTTGCCTCGGATGCGTTCGATGTCGGCCCGGGTGAGGCCGCCGTCGAATCCGTTGGGGTTGATCGTCATCGGCCGACCTCCCCGTCGATGCGGTTGGTGCGGTACGCCGGGTGCTGGTGCATGGACCGGAGGGCGTGCGGGTCGAGGCCCGGCGACCACCGGCCGGCACGCTCGAGCCGACGGGCGATGTTCGTCCGGTAGATGACGAGGGCGAACAGCAGGGCGTTGATCAGGAACATGAATCCGTGGAGGAACATCATGGGGTCTCCTAGAGGTTGATGAATGGCTGACGGATCTCGCCGGTGTCGGGGTCCCAGTGGTGCTGGGCGCCGTCCGGGTGGATCCCGCCGCCGGTGCGGGTCTTGAGGAACTGGAGTCGGATGTCCTTCTCCATGCGGTCCCGGGTGTCTTGCGAGACCCCCGGGTTGAGGCTGGGCTTGTACATGCCGAGGACGTAGTCGGCGGACTCTTCGCCACCGAACTTGCCATCGGTCAGGTCGAGGGGCTTGTGGCCGGCGTTGGCGTCGCCCCGTTTGACCTGATGCAGGACGATCAGGGCGAGGTCGTGCTCCCGGGCGAACACCTTCAACGACCGGGCCATCGACTGGACCGAATCCATCTGAGTGTCGCCCCATGTGGAGATGAGCTCGAGGTAGTCGACGAGGACGAGCCGGGGCCGTTGGCCGACCCGTTCCTCGTACTCGTCGAGGACCTTGGTCATGTCGCCGAGCCCGAGGTCGGGCTCGTCGTCGACGTGGAGGAGCGGCAGCTCGGCGGTCACCGTCTCAACGGCGGACGACGTCCCGTGTTCTCGCATGCCGGCCTCGATGGCCGTCGTCGCCGTGCCCGTGTGGACCGAGGCGAGACGCTCGAGGATGTACCTGCCGTGCATCTCCAAGGAGAAGAACACGGTGGGGACACCGGGGTTGTTGGCGGCGACGTTGATCAGGAACCACGTCTTCCCGACGCCGGTGCGGGCCAGCATGATCATCACCTGTCCGGGTGCCATGCCGCCCTGCGTCCGGTCGTCGAAGAAGCGGTAGCCGATGGGCACTCGAACGATGTCGCTCGAAGCCCACCGGTACAGCTCGTCCCTGACCTCGGCGAGGTCACGGAGCACGTC